TAACCCAACAAAGGCAGGAGCATATCCTATTGCTACATTGACATGGGTACTTGCTTATGAAACTGGTAATGGTAGAAGTACTGACGCAATCAAGTCTTCATTGAGCAGACTACTTAGTGACGAGTACCAAGATAAAGCACCTAAACTAGGATTCGTTCCTCTAAAAGGTGAGATCTTAGAAAAAGCAAGAGATGCTGTTGACAAGATCGGCAAGTAGTGTTATATTATAAGAGTCGGACGCGACATCGGGAGTGACTGAATAAACTTACTGGCAAACGCTAGTTAAGGTGATGAGACACAGGTGGTGCTGCTGCGAAAGCAGAATCGATTTACCAATCGGGTCTCAGGCAAGAAGGTTTTTACTCTGTAGTAATGCCCCTTCTTTGTTGGTACACAGGAACCCAACCTCCCTCTAAATTTAAAAAGGATCTGCTTTATTGGTGTTTTGCAGGTCCTTTTTTTATGTGTTATAATTAGTAGTATGAAATCAAAAAAACTACTTAAGATATACTTAACAGTTAAACAACCAAAGAAAATTTTGTACCCACCTGTCCGCAAATCCTACAACATACATACATTCGGTTAATGTCAGATTTTATCCGTCGTCACATAGGTCCTACTGACGAACAACAGACTAAGATGATACACGATCTTGGTCTTACTAATTTAGATGCACTTGTTCGTGAAGTAGTTCCAGATAGTATCCTATACAGATCATTAGATGATGTTCCTGTAGGATTAAATGAGAACACTGCACTTGCAGAACTCAAAGAAATTATGAGTGAGAATGTGATCAAGAGATCTCTTATAGGTCAAGGATACTATGGAACGATCACACCTCCTGTCATACAGAGAAACGTATTAGAGAACCCATCTTGGTACACATCATACACACCGTACCAAGCAGAGATTTCACAAGGAAGATTAGAAGCACTATTTAATTACCAAACATTAATAACAGAACTTGTAGGTCTACCTATTGCAAATGCTTCTTTATTAGATGAAGGAACTGCTGCTGCTGAAGCAATGATACTGGCATATAATAATACAAAAGATAAAAATACATTCATAGTTGACAAATACATATACCCACAGACTTACGAGGTGTTACAGACCCGTGCAAGACCGTTAGGGATAAAGATTGTGACGATGGATATATTCTCGTCTATAAGTATAGAAGACTTTGTTGATGATGCCTTCGGAATGATAATGCAAATGCCTAATGTGGATGGTAAGATTAAGATAATGGATGGTTTAATATCTTGGTGTAAAGATCTAAAGGTAATGACTATTGCTGCTGTAGATCCTATGGCACAAGTGTTAATGAAACCTGTAGGACATATGGGATTTGATATTGCAGTTGGTAGTATGCAAAGGTTTGGAGTTCCTATGGGATTTGGTGGACCACACGCAGCGTTCTTTGCTATTACAGACAAGCACAAAAGAAAAATTCCAGGTAGGATTGTAGGACAGTCTGTTGATAATGAAGGTAATAAATGTTATCGTCTTGCACTACAGACAAGAGAACAGCATATAAGAAGAGACAAAGCAACCAGTAATATATGTACAGCACAGGCACTGCTTGCTAATATGGCAGGATTCTATGCTGCATATCACGGACCAGATGGTCTTATGGCAATAGCATTAAGGATTAGAAGACTGAGAGCAACTTTATTAAGAGCACTAACTTGGTCTGGTATAGAGGTAGAAGATACAGAAGGGTTTGATACAGTTAGATTCAAATCTCAAGCACGTTTACATAATTTTAATGTTAAGTATGACTATCAAGGTTGGGTTACTCTATCATTAGATGAGTTGACTACATTAGATGAGGTCAAAGATATTGTAGATTCACAAAATGATTTTGTATCAACAGGTGTATCCATCAAAGCAGTATGGGATTCAACTCTTGATACACAATGGATTGGAATACCAGAGAGAGACTTACCATTTTTAGAACAGGATATATTTAATAAGTATCATAGTGAAACAGATATGATGCGTTACATCTATGAGTTAGGTGCAAAAGATTTCTCATTAGTAAATGGTATGATACCTCTAGGTAGTTGCACTATGAAATTAAATGCAGCGTCAGAACTTATGCCTGTTACTTGGGATGAGATGAACTTACATCCTATGGTTCCAATGGATCAGTCTAAAGGTTACACAAAAATTATAGATGACTTAAAGAAATGGTTATGTGACATCACAGGATTCGATACAGTATCATTACAACCTAATGCAGGATCACAGGGTGAGTATGCAGGTCTATTAGCAATCTTAGACTACCATAAACACAATGAAAATCCTAAGAGAAACGTATGTTTGATACCCAAGAGTGCACACGGAACTAACCCTGCATCAGCAGTGATGGCAGGAATGAAAGTTGTTACTGTTGATTGTGATGATAAAGGTAACGTGGACATTCACGATCTAAGAATTAAAGCGTGCCTAGAAGCAGATGAACTTGCTTGTTGTATGATTACATACCCATCAACACACGGTGTATTTGAATCTACTGTCAAAGAAATATGTTCTATCGTTCACGAGTTTGGTGGTCAGGTATATCTTGATGGTGCTAATCTAAATGCACAGGTTGGTCTTGCTAAACCTTGTGAGTATGGTGCTGATGTATGTCATATGAATTTACATAAAACATTTTGTATTCCTCACGGTGGTGGTGGACCAGGTGTCGGACCTATTGGTGTAGCAAAACATCTATCACCTTTTATAAATCAACGTGTGTCTGCTGTACCACAAGGTAGTGCATCTATACTTCCTATTAGTTGGATGTACATTCGTATGATGGGTGCTGATGGACTTAGAAAAGCAAGTGCTGTATCATTACTATCAGCAAACTGGATTGCTCAAGAAATAGATGAGTTCTTTCCAGTATTATATAAAGCAAGTAATGGTAGAGTTGCACACGAATGTATCATAGACTGTCGTAATCTACCAGTGACTGCTGAAGATGTAGCAAAGAGACTAATGGACTATGGTTTTCACGCACCAACTCTGTCGTGGCCTGTTGCAGGAACTATGATGATAGAACCTACAGAGTCAGAATCATTAGATGAGTTGAAAAGATTTGTTAGTTCTTTAAAGAGTATCAGAGAAGAGATAGATACTATACCAGAGATACTTAAGAACGCTCCACACACATCTAAGGTATGCACTAAGACTGAATGGAAGTATCCATACTCAAGAGAACAAGCAGCATACCCAATGAATCAGACTAATAAATTCTGGGCATCGGTTTCACGTATAGATAATGTATATGGGGACAGAAATTTAGTGTGTGCTTGCTCCTAAATAATAAAATGAAAACAAAAACTAAAGACATTTTAAAGATACTATTCCCTATCATAGTCATAGGTCAACTTGCTTACCTCATTAATTTGCAGTCGAAAGATAAAGGATTTCAATGTGTAGCAGTCAAGACTAGAATGGTTTGTAGAGAAGTTAAAAACTTTAAGTAATGGGTCAAGATAACGGTTGGTTTAATCAGAATTGTGATCCCTCAGAAGATTCTTCTGCGGGACAAACTGAGGTGCCTTCTGGTGGCGGTGGTTCAAATATAAAAGGTGATGGTACTCCTGCTGATGCAACAGTAAATCAGGTCATAGAAAATTTAATAGGTCAGTGTTATCCTTCACAACAGACACAGACAATACCTAACTTTCAAGAACCAGATACAAGTGGTGCAGACTTAGGACCTATTGAATATGATATTGGATATATTGTAGATCATTTAGCAGGTCTTGGTCTTGAAGATATAGGTGTACCAAGTAAAATAAAAATAGAACTTGAAGATCCTAGAGATCCCAACTCAGGTGCTGAGTGTCAAAACGATCCTTATGATACATCATCAGAGGTAGATTGTGATGACAATGTAGATCCTATACCTGATTGTATGTTCGATCATATCAAATGTATGTTAAGACCATACGCAGGTGGTGATTGGAAACCTCCTATGCCAGACTGTGAAAACTTTTTCACTCAAGATTTTAATAGAACATCTAATAAAGTATGTGTAAAGAACTGTGTTCCAGAACGTAGAGCAATATATGAACACGTATCTCCTACCAATCATCATTATAGTTTATCATCTACTCCTCCTGACAATAGTTACACATCATCAAGCATAATATTTTACGGGCATAATAAACAAGAACCTAGATCAGCAGAGTTATATGTTTCATATAGTGCTACTCAAACAGATACTATGTTGACTATGGACCCAGTAGCAGAGAAGTCATCTATGGATGCTTACAATATGGGATCTAGGAGTGATGTTATTTCTTACATTTTCCGTGAGAAAATTGATGGGATTAGTTCCCTAGGTGATGGAGAACAAATATCAACTTTACATAGGTACTGGAATCCTACAACAGGTGATCATAGATATTCTTTAACACCTATTGGTGGAGAGTTAATAGAACCTGTTTTAACAGGAGGATTTTATAATATTGGAGGTGTTGTTGATGCTGATATATTAATTGAGTTTAATTGTCAACGTGGTGGTGCAGCATATAAAAATACTTTTGGATATTATATTACTGATACAAATGGCGACCCTGCATATGGTCAAGTCGTTCTTCCTAATGCTACAGACGCTACTGGATACCTATCACACACAATTTCAAAGACAATCATAAATCAATATGCTCCTTGTAAAATAGGATTTGTTATGGTCCCTAACGGTTTTACTGCTAATGGTAGTTCTGTGGCACAGAATGATCTATTGACATTCACTGATACTGGTAATGGTTGGAGAACTAATCTAAATTCAGCAGAACAAAACTATAGTTTCTTTAGTGAGAGGAGACTGAACTGGAATAATAAAAACTTTACAAGATGGACATCACGTTGGTGGCAATGGTGGGAAGATTTATTGAATGGTGATGATGACTATGACGATGTAAAAATATCATATCGTATGAGTTACAATGGATCTCCTTGGTTCTATGAAGGTATTACAGGTTATGTATTTAGAGACTTAGTAGAACCTGAGTACAGAGAGTTACCTCCTATCAAATCTTGTGAAGATTATCTATTTGATCCTACAGGATTTAAGAATATGGAGATGTCACGTACTGGTTGTGGTCAAGTTGCAGAGGGTGATTCAGCAGTGTCAGGTTGTAGTAATTGTGTAGGTGATTATCTTCTTAAACATAACACTGCACAAACACTGACTGCTGTACAAGATGGGACTGTAAGTTTAAGATCACACGGTGGTATGACAGGTGGTATCGGTGAGTGTACAGTATTTAAGTATGAGTTGTATAAGAACAATGTAAAAATATTTGAGGATGAAGCACACGTAGATGAGTGGGAAAAAATAGGTACACCATTCCATACTTTTAGTATGGTTGCAGGTGATGATATTACATTCAGAGTTGTTAGTATTGAGGCAGGTCATTACAACGCATCAGTAACACCACACTTTGCTTTACATAATGAGAGTACAAAAGAGATCATTAATATATTTGGAGTAGAACTTATAACAACATCACATAATGTTCCAGATACTAATCTGAATTGTGGTATGCCTGGATCATTCTCATTATATGATCTTAACAATTCAAGTAACACAGTGTCTGCGTGGTCAAGTGGTGGTGGATTTACTAACAACTGGTTGACAGTTACTCCACGTCCTACACACGTGAATCAAGTAAGAACTGATGACAATAGCACAGGATATATTGTTAGGTCTATTGGTGATGGTGGTATGTCACTTAACATTAGATACGAAGCAGTTACAGATGGAATGAGATACCGTGTAGAAAGTATGATTGATATGGGTAGTGGTGGATATAGAATAGGTCAACTAGAAAAATTCTATGTAGGTAAAGACAAAGATATTGGTACTATATTCAGACAAGGTATTGTAGTAAACAGTCTTGATACTGCCTCTTGTATATCAGGTGGTGCTATAAATCAGTTATCATTTGGAACACTGAATGAAGACATTGATGTGGGTGCATATGGTTTCCCATCACCTGTCATTATGATTGCATCAGGTTCGCCAACAGCAAATTACTTTGACAGTCAAGTCAGTGATCTTGTAGAAAAATTATTCACTGTGAGTGTAGAGGATACATCATCAGCAACACAAATGATGTATAGAGAACCTGCTACCTTGATACAGTATTGGCAGAGAAAGAATGCAGCAGGAGAACCAGTATATTTCTATCACGATTTTGAATTGGGTGGTACTAATGGAATCAAGTTAAGAATGAGAGCAGAGTTAATTTATAAAGCAACTGATACACAGACAGCACCTGAGACTAAGAAAGGATACCAGTTTAGATGGACTGTAGATTCTATTATAAATGCAGGTCAAGGGTACACTGATGGTATGGAATTTACTTGGGAGTTCCCTGTAAGAGATGAGAAACTTATAAACAATGAAGGTGCAGAGACCACAACACCATACTATCCACAAGAAAAGAACCTACCTCAAAGAATAAGGTTACGTAACGCAGAGACCTCTATCAATACTAGGACTGCTAAGTGGGGTTTATACCAGTCATCACACGACAGAAACTCAACTGTATGGTATAGTAATAGTAGCAGGTCTAGAAACAATCACTTCAGATCTTTCAGACTAATCATTGACGACGCAGTTTAATGTTAAACAAAGATGCCTTCTGGGATAGAAGATTAAAACAATCCCACAATGAACTACAACGTATCGTAAAAATAGGTACGAAATATAAAGATGATCCTGAGACTCTTCGTAAAAAAATGAAGAAGGAAAAGAAATATCAAAAGAGTATGCTTGGAGAACTTGCAAAATTAGACGATTCCATATATAATGTTAAGAAAGCAACACAGGAATCAGATGTCAGAAGAACAGGAGAGGAAACAACGGGGACTGACTCTACTGATAGAGAGTCTACACAAACCTGATACTAAACTAAGATCCTGTGCGTACAATCAAGATTGTTTTAATGAACTGATGTTCTACAGACAAGAGATAATTGATCACTGCCACGAGAAATTGAGGGAGTTGTCTGGTGAATAGTTACAACTATAGAAATGAATCTGATAGGATGGTAATACTAAAATGTATGGCAGAAAACTTTTGGATAGAGAAAGTAATAATGCCATTCGAGACATACATATTTGATGCACCTAGCGGTGCCGAGGTAGAGATCTTTGGTTTAGATCAATCCCTTTGGAGACACTACAGAGTCGAAGAACTACAAGATGCAACTTTTTCCCATTGAAATATTTCCATCAGAACATAGTGACCCCACTATAGTAGATGAGATAGACAACACAATCAAATACTTAGAGGAGACAGGTGACTGGTCTGACAGTTCATATCTGTCTCCTTATGCTTTGCAAGAAACCTTACACGGTACACATTCAAAGCAACATTTATTACAGATGTTTAAGAAACATCCAATGCCAAACCTTGAAAGTTTTTTAGGTAAAGCAATAGAGAAATATGTTAGTTCACAAAAATTACCTGTTCCAGATAGTGCATCAGCATACATAGAACCATTGAAGGGATCGTGGACGATCTCACAATCTTGGATTAATGTAGTAGGTAAAGGTAAGTCACAACAAAGACATACACACGCAGGTCATCAAATATCTGGTGTGTATTATCATAAGACTATACCTGAGATGGGAGGAATACTATTTTACAATCCGAATATGTATGCTAAGATGTGTATGTTCGGAACTGAGGAAGGTATTTACTTCAATCCAACTCCAGAATCTGTTATACTATTTCCATCGTGGTTAGAACACGCTACGGAAAAGAACAACACAGATCTTCCTCGTTATTCAATCGCATTCAACGTACATCTCAACTAATGAAACCATCCAGTACAACGATCTATACCAGACCAGGTTGCCCTTACTGTTCAAAGATAAAAGAATTTTATAATTTAAAAGGATGGAGTTATCGTGAGTATAAACTTGACGATAACTTTACACGCGAACAATTCTATAAAGAATTTGGTACAGGTTCTACATTCCCACAGTTAGTTGTCGATGGACAAAAAACAGGTGGTTGTAATGAATCAATTTCACACTTCAAATCAAGAGGTATTATTTGACTACAATGATTAACCAACAGAACAAAGTTGATGAACTTTGTGCCCTAGTTGAGAGAGCAATAGATGCTGCAATGGAAGACGGTAGATTCCTGATGAAGGTTTACCCTATACTTGAAGCACAGAAATTCACTCGAAGAGAAGCAACAGAATTCATTGAGAGTACTACAGCAGCAAGTGTCTCAGAGATTTGTCTTGAACTAGAAGGATACATTAAGGGTGGTGATCCATACCTAAGAGAGTCCTTCGGACACATACCTAAACCAAAAGCAAGAAAGATACACAAGTACCTCTATGCACTCATAGAAGATGCTTGGAAGTATGAGCAGACACGAAAACCTGGACGCAAAAAAAAGACTAAATAATTTTAACTACACGGAGTATCCTATGGCAGAGCAAGCGGTTATATTTGCATCATTAATCATAGGAGCGTTCCTAATGGGTGCTACTATTTCGTGGTATGTAAAAGACTATGTTGATACATACATTGAGAATGCAGCGTATGCAAAAGCAGTTATACATCCAGAGATGTTTACTACTGATGGCAAGGTAGACCCCGAAGAACTACTATACTTGCGTTTGAATGAAGAAAATGATATAATAGATGACGAAGATGATGACTAAAAATGATTCTTGTAGATGCGAATCAGGTAATGATTGCAAACCTTATGGTTTCGCTTTCACAAACTGAGAAGTTACAAGAAGGTTTAGTCCGACATATGGTTCTTAATTCTCTGCTCAACTATCGATCAGAGTTTAAGAAGAAGTACGGAGAACTTGTTCTCTGTTATGACAATAGACATTACTGGAGACGTGATGAGTATCCTCACTATAAAGGAACTCGGAAACGTGACAGAGAAAAGTCTAAACATAACTGGGATAATATCTTTGAACTACTTAATAAACTTAAGGCAGAGTTCTTAGATCGTTTACCATACAAAGTCATAGAAGTCGATGGTGCTGAAGCAGATGACATCATTGCTGTTCTCTGTAAGCAACAAGGTCTTGCTAACATAAGGTTACAAAACAATTTGCAACCACCAGTTAAGACTTTAATCCTCTCTGGAGATAAGGATTTTATCCAACTCAAAAGATATGGATACGTTGATCAGTACAATCCTTGCCTAAAGAAATGGGTAGAGGGACTAGATCCTAAATTGTACATTGCAGAACACATCCTTAAGGGTGATCGTTCTGATGGAATACCAAACTTTCTATCTGATGATAGTTGTTTGATGGAAGGACGTAGACAAAAATCACTTGCTAAGGTTAAAATAGCAAGGTGGTCTACACTAAGTCCAGAAGACTTCTGTACTACACCAGAACTTATGGATCAGTATCGTCGTAATCAAAAACTTATAGACTTTGAGTTCATCCCAAAAGACATAAGTGAAAAGATTATAGATACATATGAATCCTTAGTTCCTGCTAACAGGAGCGACCTCTCTTCTTATTTTGAAGAGAATGAATTGAATGACCTAGTGTCAGCAGTAAACTATTTTTAAGTTATGAAACTTACTATCGCAGAAATTTTGCAAAAGGCACACAATGCCAAAACAAAATCAGAGAAGGTGAAAGTCCTTCAAGAGAACAATAGTCAAGCACTTCGTTCTCTATTCATCTGGAACTATGATGACAGTGTTGTCTCAGCAATACCAGATGGTGATGTACCTTACAGACCTAACCCTGCACCTATGGGTACAGAACATACACTCCTTGAAAAAGAAGCACGTAAGTTCTATTACTTTATTAAAGGTGGAGCAGACAACCTTCCTTCTATGAAGAAAGAGAATATGTTTATCCAAATGTTAGAAGGGTTACACGAAGATGAAGCAAAGGTTCTTTGTCTAGTAAAGGATAAACAACTTGGCAAACGCTATAGAATTACTAAAGCAGTTGTCGAAACAGCATTCCCCACTATAGTATGGGGTAATCGGAGTTGAACTTGAACGTCCTAAAACAAAAGTGCAGTGTCGCAGACGCTGAAGACAAAACATTACCGTACACAGCATATCTTGTCCATTACATTGAGAATGGTGAGGAATGTTATGATATTGCCATACCAATGTCACAAGTGGAGATGTTTAACCATTATTATGATAAGTATAAGAAGGACTTTAAATGGTTCAAACAGTCACAAGGAATTGTAAACCCTAAATTATGGAAAAATCCACAGGAGGCAGACAAAGACAAGAAAACCAAAAGAAAAAGAAGAGGATGACAATCTATACTGTAGATAAAATACAGGAACCTAAGACTCCAGAGGAACCTCCAAAGGAAGAAAAGTTTAAACCTACATCAGAGGATGTTGGACAATTTATCGGAACAGTATTTTTAACTCCTCTCGTTCTAATGTTTGCTTGGAACTTTGTTATGCCTACTCTATTTGGTTTGATAACAATCAATTACTTTCAATCATTTGGTCTGCTTATAATCGCTAGATGTTTTCGTCAATGAATAGTACAATGAAACCTTTGTCTCACGCATCAGTTTGTTTTATTAGTAAAACTCCTGACGCTGAGAAAACTATAGGATACATAGCAAGAGTATCTAATCCTAATAATCAAGACAATCCTAAAGTTGAAAAACTATTAGAGTATTGTATTAAACACGGTCACTGGTCGGTGTTTGAACAAGCAACAATGACTCTTGAAATTAACACAACAAGAGCAATCGCTGCACAGATACTTCGTCATCGTTCATTTACATATCAAGAATTTTCTCAGAGATATGCAGATACAAATCTGTTATCAGATAAAATTCCTGTACCAACTCTACGTCGTCAAGATGATAAGAACCGTCAAAATTCTATTGACGATCTTGATCCAGAAGACATAGAAAAAATGAACCATATCATTGAAGAGTTATTTAAAGACTCTCAAGATGTATATGCTATGTTACTAAAGAAAGGTGTAGCAAAAGAATGTGCTAGGTTTGTATTGCCATTGGCAACACCGACTCGTATCTATATGACTGGTTCCCTTCGCAGTTGGATTCATTACATTGAACTTCGTACTGGACACGGAACACAAAAAGAACATATGGATCTTGCTATGTTATGTAAGGATCATTTCATATGTAATTTTCCTACCATTTCTAAAGCATTAGGATGGTGTGAAGATGACTGTGAATGTTCAGACGAACAGTACTGGCGAGACTTACAACCCTGTCTCAAAATAAATCCCTAATGTACACACTCTATACTTTTTTGTTAGTTGTAATGCTCATCGCTTTGACAGATGGGTTTGAATCTCTCTATAAAATAGTAGACTATGTGAAATTAGAATTAAAGTATGCTATAATAAAAGTAAGACTTAACTTAATTAATGTTCAAGTCAGATACATAAGACACAAAACTAAAAAACTACGTAAACATTAATGCCCTCATACGACTTCAAAAACAAAGAAACTGGTGAGATTATCGAGTTAAAAATGTCTATGGCAGAACTCGATAAATATAAAGACGAGCACCCAGAAATGGAAAGGTATTTTGGAAATCAAACACCTGCAACGATGTATGGTAAACCAAAACAATCCGATGGATTTAAAGAAGTAATGTCTAAAATCCAAGCGGACCATCCTGCTGCGAACTTGTCGAACTACACTTAATTATGCCTGTTAAAAAGCGAAAGACAACCTCTCAAAACAACAGCAGAAGTGCTAAATTTATGAGACGAAAGAAACCTATTAATATGGATCACCTCAAGGTGATCGAACCCATTGGGGACAACCAAGAGATAGTCTTCAAGTCTTATGCTGAAAACAAGAACCTAGTTCTACACGGTTGTGCGGGTACTGGTAAAACTTTTATTAGTTTGTACTTGGCACTTAAAGAAGTATTAGATCAGTCCACACCATATGATAAAGTTTATATGGTAAGGTCTCTCGTCCCTACAAGAGAGATTG